AATTGGTGCGGACTATGATTCTTTAATTGCTACATATAAAGCGTCGCAAGTTCAGTAACGACGGCACCTCTCTTTCTGGCGGTTAATCATGGCTCAGGCAACTTTCACCCCGGTTCAGCTTTACCGAAGCACAAACGCCACTGCGACGCCGTCAACGGCAAACTTGGCGGAGGGTGAGCTTGCCATCAACATTACTGATGGGAAGTTGTTCTACAAAGACAACATGGGCGCTTTGCAAGTCATCGCCAGGAAGTCAAGCGCTGTAGAAGTTCTTGCTGTTGCAAACGGTGGGACTGGGATAATTACCGTAACGCAGGGCGGGATCGCTTACGGTGGCGCCACAACCTACTTGTTTACGGCCGCAGGAACATCAGGGGATCTTCTTCGGTCAAACGGAACCTCAGCCCCAACCTGGACCACCCCGACAAGCGCTAACACAGCCTCCACGATCGTTAGCCGGGACGCCTCTGGGAACTTCTCTGCTGGGACGATAACAGCCACGTTAACTGGCTCGGCCTCCTCTGCGTCAACGGTTCTGGGTGGCGCGGCAGGTTCCGTTCTATATCAATCTGGCGCAAATACGACTGCCTTTCTTGCTGCAGGAGCATCGGGGACGGTGCTTACCATGTCTTCTGGGGGCGTCCCAATCTGGTCGTCTGCCGGTTCTGCAACGCTAGCCTCAAACCTCGCTGGGGGCGCTGCTGGGTCCGTTCCGTACCAGTCTGCACCGAATGCAACTGCTTTCTTGGCGGCCGGCACTAGTGGCCAGATTTTGACCTTAACATCGGCGCAAATCCCCGCCTGGCAGACGCCAACCGCTGCAACTTCAATTGCAAATATCTCTGGCGGGACTGCTGGAGCCCTTCCGTACCAGTCCGCTCCGAGCACTACGGCATTCCTTTCTGCCGGTACTAGTGGTCAAATTCTGACTTTAACGTCAAGCAGCATCCCGGCCTGGCAAACCCCACAGACGATCACCGCAATAGCGAATCTTTCTGGCGGAGCCCTAAACAAGGTTCCGGTCCAGGCCGGTGTCGGGTCAACCACCTTCATTGATGCTCCGACGTCTGCTAGCTATTTGAAGTATACGGGGACTGGGTTTGAGTGGTCGAACCCCGTCACGAGCGTATCTGCCGGCACTGGGATGTCGTTCTCTGCGATTACCGCATCGGGGGCTGTTGCGATTGACACGGCGGTTGTGCCGAGGTTTGCAAATGCCGGGACGTTTACGGCAACTCAAACCTTCCAAGGATCGTCAAGTGCCGCGGCTGTTGCGCTTAATAATGCCTTGGAGACTTGCACTGTTAACGCTAGCGCTGCCTCTGGGGCGATCAATATAGACGTTTCAACCCAGTCTGTTCTCTATTACACGTCCAATGCCAGCACTACTTGGACGGTGAACTTTAGGGGGAGCTCAACGACGCCTCTAAGTTCGTTCATGGCAATCCAGCAATCTGTGACGACCGCCATGCTGGTTCAAACTGGCGCGACGACTATGGCGTATCTTTCGGCTATTACGATTGATGGAGTGGCTCCAACCCTGGTGAAGTGGCTTGGAGGGGCGCCACCAACAGCGGGGAACGCAAGCAGTATTGACGTTTACTCCTTCACGATTATTAGGACTGGCGCCTCAACGTACACGGTCCTGGCGTCTCAAGCCAAGTTCGCCTAATCATGCCGCTTATATGCACAACCGGTGCCGCGTCCGCTCGAGGATTTGGCGAGTTTTACCAGCGGGATCCAATCTCTGTTACGGGGTGGACGTCCAAGATTGCCCTTTATACGACTTTATTAACCAAAGACGTCGGCAACAATATTTATATTGCAAAAAACGCTACTGCAGGACTTATTAAAATTGCGCCGGACGGCACTATACTTTGGCAAAATAATTTTACCCAGTCTTCGTACTCTATTGTTATTGCTGGCATTCAGGCAATAAATTCAACTTCAGTTGCGATTGCAGGTCAGGGTGGGCAGTATCCTATATTGCCAATCCTTTCCGTCATAAACTCAGACGGAACCCACTCTTATTCACGCTATTTCAACGCAAATTCTTATTCTTCTTTTGATCGTCTAGCGGTCTCAGAATCAGGCTCCTTGTTTGCCTCTGGTCGGGTATCAGCAAGCGGCACCTGCCTTTTTAGGGTGTACAACGGGTCAACGGTCGCAAAGAAGACCTACAGCAACGCTTATTACAATTTAAGCTTTATTGGCACGGGGGCCAGCGACACCTCTTACTTAGGGTCTGATTCCACGTCAGTGCCGATCTTGACAAAGCTTGACTCCGGACTATCTATTCTTTGGAAACTAAATGGTTCCTTTTTAATTACCAAAGTAATAGAATCAAATGGGTTTTTGTACGCGATTGGATCTGGCTACCTTTTAAAATTCAACGCCAGCAACGGGACGCTTGTCTGGGGGATCTCCCTCCCGGTGACTTCAATTGCTCTAGATGGGTCTGACAATATATATGCGGCGGGCTATACAAGCTTTAACCAAAAAGGGTTTGTATTAAAGTTCAACAGCAGCGGTTCTTTGATATGGCAAAGATCCGTACTAATTAGCGGGCTGACCTCACCTTATTTTTACACAATCGTCTCTTCCATATCTGTAAACAACTCAAACAACACCTTTTGCATTCAATTTTCTTCTAATGATACTTCTTCGGGTTATTCTCTTCTTTTGTCTGTTCCTAATGACGGCACTCTAACCGGAACCTACACGGTTGGTGGGACTTCTTTTGTTTACGACACCGCCTCAGTAAGCTATTCCCCTTTTTCGCCAACCTTCTCCTCTTTGTCTTCTTCTTTGGGTGCGTCTACGGTGACTGATAGTGCAACAAGCCTCTCTCCGTCGGCCACATCGATCGCTTATAATAGACTTTCAATCCCATGATCCAATTAGGTTGACTAATATGGTTACGATATCAGAAGTTGAGCACAAAATAGATGCCCATGTTGACATTTGCGCCGTCAGGTACGAGGGGATTGAGAAGGAAATGCGCAGTGTTCATGCTCGGATAAAACGGCTTGAACAGATATTTATTACTGGCGCCGGTGCAATCATTGGTTTGCTTTTGACAGTAATATTAAAGATGCAAGGGTGAGATTCCTGTGGTGTAAAATTCGTCCGGGCATCCGCCCAGCCAACTTTAGGGGATCTTTATGGACGATTTGATCATTGAAGTCATTGACGGTTCCACGCCGCTTGATGCCTTGAATTCTCTTTTTTCTGTTTCGTTTGCTGTTGCTGCTGAAAATGGCATCACAGAATTTACCCTGACCCGATTGTTTGATTCTTATATTTCTGCACATTTTGAGATTGCAGATGCGGCTGAAGAAAAAGCCGAAGAGGGTGGCGACGAAGAAGCAGAAGACGAGTAAGAACAAGCCCTGGTGGTGAGCTGCCAGGGCTTAAATTAAGGGGCGGACATGGAAATTGCTGAACTTTTCCTCAAGGCCTGGCCCGTGTTGCTCGGTCTTGTGACGCTAATCATTGTCCTGTCTAAGCTTGATTTAAGAGTTGCTGTGCTTGAAGAAAAGGTCAAAACGGCTTTCGAGATCATCAACAAGATGAAGGATAAGCAATGAGCGAAAAACTTGAGGCCAAAAGTCAGCTTATCGAAAAAACCGCTTTTGCCGTGCTGCCAATTCTCTTCACCTGCGTTGTATATCTAATGTCATCGCTAGATAAACTTAGCCATGACGTGACAGTGTTGAATGCCAAGATTAGTTTGGTGGTCACGTCAGACAACAAGCAAGCCGTGAACTCAGGCGCTGAACTTGCTAGAGAAAAATTACGTCAAGACCTTGAGAAAGAGATTCAGGCCAACCGCGACCTTATTCACGTTAACAAAGAGCGCATCATAGTCCTTGAGCAAAAGGTGAAGTGATGGCTGACTTCAATCCCGCTTTTGAAAAGATGATCGCTGACGAAGGCGGTTACGTTCTGCACACTGTTCCGGGTGATACCGGGGGAATGACCTATGCTGGAATTGCGCGAAACAAAAATCCACAGTGGCCGGGGTGGGCTATTCTCGAGCATAACCAAACAAACCCTTTGCTTACTGGCATGGTTCGTAACTTTTACAAGGTTGAGTTTTGGGATCGTTTCCGAGGGGACGAGATTGCGAACCAAGTTGTCGCAGAAAACGTCTTCAATTTCGGCGTAAACACTGGGCTGAATGTAGCGGTCAAGCTAGCGCAGTTAATTGTTGGTGCCACACCGGATGGCGCAGTTGGCGAGAAAACAATACAAAAGTTCAATGAGATCGACGGCAAGTCATTCAAAAACGCTTACGCCATAGCAAAAATCACGCGGTACGCCGACATCTGCAATAAAAACAGGACTCAATCAAAGTTTTTATTGGGGTGGATAAACCGTACTCTTAAAGGGCTCAAATAATGGATCTGATTGGTATTGGCTCTATTATTGAAGGCGTTGGAAAAATTGCTGGGGACCTTGTTACGACGGACAAGGAGCGCCTTGAGATGGCCCTAGAGGAGCGAAAGCTTGATCTTGAGGAGAAACGGATTGATCAGGCTACTGACTTGGCTCAGGTTGAAGTTAATAAGATTGAAGCTGGTTCAAGCAATTTATTTGTGTCTGGATGGCGTCCGGCTGTTGGCTGGGTTGGTGTACTTGGTTTGGCATATCAGTTTCTCGGGTACCCGCTAATGCAATGGCTCTGGGCTTTCGGGCAGGGGATAGACTTGATCCCTGCTGGATTGGCGGCGCCTCCAGATCTACAGGTTGAGCAACTCATGACGCTTCTTGCGGGCCTCCTCGGATTTGGTGGCATGAGGAGTTTTGAGAAGCACAAGGGCGTTGCGTCAAAATAAGGAAGTGTCATGGCCGTTGAGATGACGTATGCGAGTTTGGTGACTGACATCTCCTCTTATTTGGAGCGGACTGATACGGCCACGCTTGAGAAGATCCCCACTTTCATCATGCTAGCGGAGCAGGTGATTTCTTCGGAAATTCAATTCTTGGGCAATCTAACAGTAGTGACGAGCACTATGACGGTGGGCGAGCCGATTATTGTCAAGCCCGCTCGATGGAGGAAGACCGTCTCAGTCAACCTAATTAAAAACAATCAGCGTGAGCCTGTTTT